GAGAAGTATGCCGAGGACATAGGCGAAAGTTTTGAGGTGGTGCAGAACGTTGCTACAATGAAGGGAGAAGGAATCCCAAGCCAAAAGATTTTAGATGATATGAATCTAATACAGCTTGAAAGCGATTTTCCTTGCTCTAAATGCGGAGCAGTAGCTTCTAAGATTTTTTATATCAGCAAGATTTTATATAGCGAATGAGAATTAAAGAGTATATTCACGACAAGCTTAGATTGTTGAGGGGCGACTACGAAGAATGACGGTGTGGAGCAGGTTAAGACAAAGGCAGAAGTCAATTTTCTCATGGGTTGGCGGCTTAGCAGGTGTTACGGCTGTCATGTCGGCCCTTTGGGTGGATTTCGATCAGTCTGACGATGTTGGTGACTTGCAAAGAGAGTTGGATTCTCAGCGTATCGAAATAGCAATTCTACAGGCTCGTGCGACTCCATGCGTTACATATAAAAAAGATCAGGAGGAGTTGAGAAACAATATTTTTCAGCTCAACAAGAAATTTACGTACTTGTATAAACTCAGGGAAAAGTAATGTCAGAAACTATTAAAGCAATTACGGATTTAATCGCGGCGTTTTCGTCATTAATAACTAAATTCAAGGCTGAATGGGAATGGGCGCAAGGCTTGAAAACATCCGACCCGGAGCAATTCCAAGATCTTAAGGATTTGGGCGGATGGGCGGTGAAGTTAGCATCTAGAAACTCTCAAGATTCGAGCGATGACACTACTACTTCATAACTTCATTAAGCTGCATAAAAGACCTAAGAATAAAAACAGGGTTAGAATTAGCACGATAAAAGGTAAGCGCTTGGAAAATGTGGTTGCGTGGCGACCGTCGCTTGAAGACGAAATTAAATCTATCACTAAAAAATACAGAGGTGTTTCGATGACTTTTAAAGAGTGGGAAGATAGGCTGCGGACTATGGCAGGCAAGCGTAATATCACGCTATATAGTGGCCAGAATTTTTCACGATATTATAAAGATGGCTTTACGGTTGACGAAGCTTTAGACGACATAGCGAGCGACTAATCATGGCATTAAGCGAATCACAGCTAGCACAGCTTAAGATTGAGCTGGACACAGACCCGATCACAATGGGCTACAATTCAAGCAACACTAAGGCGACTCTTAGGGATTTAAATAAGGCAAGCCGCAATGTTGGTGGTGAAACCGGAGAGGTCAAGCTCACTCGATTCGAAAATATAGACGTATATGATCAATTCGACGAAACAGAGTATAATGCCCTGATAGGGTATGACTTGGATCGCATGAAAGCGTTTATAGCTCAAGCTCCAGATGTTGACCCGCATTTATACCGCGCGCAGATTCGGAAAGCTTTTGGTAATGCTTCAGTGACTTGGGCAGCAGTTCAAGCAATGGCGGTAGTTCCGTTAAGTCGTGCTGAAGTTCTTTTCGGTGTTGATCTGATTATTAGTCGACAAGATATTATTAATTATAGGCAGCTATAGGGGCTAATTAATGGCGATAGGAACAAATGATTTAGTTAATAAGTTTGGCACTCAGGACACTGTAACAAGTAGCTCTAGCGCAGTAACGGATGGGTCATTTAGTGTGTCTGGCGACATAACAAGCTGGACAAATGACGATGACGCGGATTTAGCAAGCGTAACATTTGAGGGTACGTACTCAGTTGCTCCAACTGCCGAAACATCAGTCAATCTTTATGCGCAGCTGATGAACGTTGTTAGCACAAGCGATAACGATACCCCTGACGCCAATTTCCCCCACACGTTTCTAGGTTCGTTTCCGCTTAATGACGTAACCAGCGAGCAATTCATCACTATTGACATACAGCTACCTAATGCTTACACGTCGGCAGTGTATGATTTTTACATTCAAAACGGCGGAGGCCAAACAATAAGCGCAGGGTGGGACTTACACGTCACACCTAAAGTTATCGGCCCTCATGCCTAATGCGCTACCCTGGCAAGTTTTCAGGACTTAGAAAACCGGAAGGCTTACTTAAGCCGGATCTTACGCACCCCTTCGCACGCAATTTACGCAACTGCATAATAGATCAACACCTTAATGACATTGGTAGCCCGTCAGCACCCTCAAGCTTGCCAGAAGGCACGAGGGGTGAAGATCAGTTCGGGTCATTTTATTCTAAAGACGTATCAACAGCGGATACATGGACGTACTCAGGCAACAGAAACAAAATACTAGGCGCCCAACCCAGAACTTACATGATAATTCTAAGGCGCATAGGTTCGTATAACAGCGCAAGAATAATAAACTTTGGTGGCACTAGTAACGGCGAAAGATTCACGGTCAGATATGACACGGGAAACGCTTTAAGGTTTGAGATACAAGGCACCGGATATACATCGTCTTTGATTGTTGGTGATACTGACGTATCAGTCATTGCAATAAGATCTACAACAGATCAGCTAGGCGGCGGCTCGCTATTTCTCAACGGTGTCAAAGAAGATACGAGCGGCGGTACAACGGTAATTGCAACAACAAACGATGATTGGGCGTTAATGACTCAATCAGGCATGACAGATAATGTTTATGCGTTGTTTGGTTGGGATAGGGCGCTATCAGATGCTGAGATACAGTCGTTAACCCGCAACCCGTATCAGTTTTTGAGGCGCCCCTATATTTATGCGCCTTTAGTTGCTGGCTCTGGCGTTGATGTAGGCCCGACCACAGGCTTATCTAAATCAAATTCGTTAGACCCATCAATATCAATAGCGGTTGAGGTTGATGTATCTCCACTAGCGCGGAGTTCTGTATCTTTATCGTTAGACCCTTCCATATTTCTTGTTGCTGAAGTTGCGGTTTTACCTGGGGTTAATAGTTCTGCATCAAGATCATTAGACCCTATCTTAGCTATAGCTGCGCAAGCGGATATACTGCCATCCGTCAATTCATCCTCGTCAAGATCTCTAGATCCGACTATATCTCTATCGGTGCCGGTTTCTGTATCGCCCTCATCGTCAAGGTCGGTATCAGATAGCCTAAACCCAAACTTATCCCTAGCGGCTAATGTAGAGATAAGCTCTAGTGTTGATAGGTCTGTATCTAATGCGATAAATCCAGATGTTCAGATTGGGGGTGATATATCTGTATTGCCTCAAGTGTCACGATCAGCTTCAAATTCGCTAGATCCTAATATTCTCATAGCCGCTAATGTCGCAGTTGGCCCTGTGGTAACTTTAAGCGCTAGTAGACCGTTAGATCCTTTAGTGCAATTATCCGCGCCCATATCGGTTGCACCTAATTCAATTAGGTCTATATCGGTAGCAAATGACCCGATTATAGATATCGATGAAACTATTGTTGTGTTTCCCGTCGTGCGTAGATCGGTGTCGAATGCGCGTTTACCCTTGGTGCAGGTTGGGCAGGCTGTAAGGATAGATCAATTTACTGTAAACTATAGAGAATCAGACTCTAATGCTGTATATAGGTCTGACGACAAATTACTAAGCTATGCAGATAGTTATGCTTCTGCTAAATATGGGGAATAAACATGGCTAGAGGTGATTCAAAGCGCGCAAGTGCTTACGAGTACAACAAAGGCTTAGGCGCTTATAATAATTCTACAGACGTGTTTAAGTGGTCTCTGGTAACTAACACTTATGCGAGTATAAGCGAGAATGCAACAAGCTTAGATTTAACAGATGTTACTGTTATCGCAAGCGCTGGAACCTATGTTGCAGGCACCACAATTGCCAATACAACATGGACGCAATTAACCGACACTAGCACTTTAGATGGAGATGATTTCAGTTTTGCTGCTGATGGGTCTAATCCTACAACAGTTAAGTGTCTAGTTATTTATAACGACACAAGTGCCGCTGATGATATTGTGAAGGTTGTAGATATCACTACAGACGGAACTACAGACGTGGACACTACTCAAGGGTTTACGTACACAGTGAATGCTAGCGGCATTGTAGAGAGCCAGGTTAACGTCTAATGCAAAACATCGTCTATCTTGGCAAAGACAATCCGGTGGTCATCGATTTCACGTTTACAGGTGAGTTCGAGGCTGACGGATTGAGCAACTTTACTGATATTGAAGTTCAGGTTGGAGGGGAGTCATACACTTTACTGCTAAACCCCACCAACGTAATTGTTAGCACTAACTCACAGCTTAGGGTTCTAATAGGTGATGCAACAGCTTTAACTGATGGGGCGTACTCACTCACTGTAATAGGTGTAAGTGCTACCTACGATGATGGATATGTATTAAACTCATGCGGAGAGCTTGAAAGAGTAATCGTTAAAAGCATCTAGCCGGGGGCTGGATTTTCACTAACAGAGCTAGGGGCTTTAAAGTGAGTAATAAACTAACGGCAAAGCAAGAGGCTTTTTGCCGAGAATATCTGATAGATTTGAACGCAACTCAAGCCGCCATTCGTGCAGGCTATTCAATTGGCGAGACGCCTCCAAAGCAAGGTTACTACACTTACGCCTTGGTATCTGATTTACATGATGAGTGTTTTTATATAGGTAAAGGTAAGGGTGGTCGAGTATTCGATCATGTAAGGGGTAGGCTTAAACCGGGAAACAAGGAAAAGAACTCAAAAATCAATGAGTGTATTGATTGTGGGTTAGATGTCAGGCACATCATATTATCCAATCACTCCAGCGAGATTGATGCATATAGATCGGAGTCCGATCTGGTTGAGCTAATCGGCTATGATAAGTTAACTAATATATCGAAAAGCGAGCGCAAAAAGACTGAAAAGCGGCTGCTTCCAAGTATATATGAGTTCAATACAGCGAAGGATTGGGCTGAGTCCAGCCTATCTATATTAAGGCCGTTGATCGCGTCTGGACACAGGATCGAATTCTTGGGCGATAGCAATGACTATATTCACGAATCTGTAATTGGGATTATTGAGTCATGTCTAGATTTTGATTTGAGGTTTTCTTAATGTCTAGGCCAACAAAGTATAAAAGCGAATATGCAGGCATGGCAAGGAAGGCATGTGAGTTTGGTGCTATAGACGCTGATTTGGCGGAAATGTTTGGGGTGTCTGAGCAAACAATTAACGCATGGAAGAAAAAACAGCCTGAGTTTCTTGAGTCCCTAAAAGGCAAGGATTATGCCGACAGCTTGGTGGAGAGAGCCTTATTTAGCCGAGCGGTTGGATATTCTCATGCAGAGGATAAGATTTTTAACAACAATGGCGAGCCGTTAGTGGTTCCCACAAAAAAGCACTACCCGCCTGATACAGCAGCTTGCATCATATGGCTCGGAAATAGAAAGGGTGATAAGTGGAAGAAAGATCCTTCTGGGCAGCCAGAACCAAGCAACACGCCAATCAATATCAATATCGTTAATCCACATGCAGATAGCTCCAACTAAACCTCAGTATGATTACATAATGAGCCAATCCAGCTATCCGGCAATGGTGGCGGGATTCGGCGCGGGCAAGACTGAGGCAGCGGTAAATAGGGCTATAGTTGGCAAGCTTTTGCATCCTGAAGTTAATAGGGGGTTCTACGAGCCAACCTATGATCTGATACGCATGATTGCTTTTCCTCGATTCGAGGAGATCATGGAAGAGTCAGGGATACCATACCGACTGTACAAAAGCCCAATCAATAAACTAGAAATAGAAGGCTACAACTCAATCATATTCCGCAGCATGGACACGCCGCATAGAATCATCGGTTATGAGCACGGCGATGCAGATGTTGATGAGCTAGACACGCTAAAGCACGCAGACGCGGCAGAAGTATGGCGACGGATACTATCAAGAAATCGACAGAAGAAAGCGGGCGGAAAGCCAAACACTATAGGTGTTACAACAACACCCGAAGGCTTTAAATTCGTTTATGACACGTGGGCTAAAGACCCTAAAGACGGCTACGAGATAATACAAGCCGCAACTGTATCTAATCCGCACCTACCTGAAGGCTACATTGACTCACTCAGAGCTATCTATCCAGAGGCACTATTAAGCGCATATCTAGAGGGGCTATTTGTAAACCTTACTAGCGGGACGGTATACAGCTCATACAATCGCGAGAAGA